CTATCCCTCCACTTCCTTTTCAAGTTTCGGCTCCAACCAATACTTCTTGTATTTGCTGCGGCCTTCCCCTGGGTGGAACCATTCATCACAAAGTTCGTAGGGCAGGTTTTTGTCCTTGATTTCATTGCGGATTTCGCTTATACGGGTGTGGAATTCCATGTGGCCCACTTCATCCTCCATTTCAATACTAACCCTGCGGCCTGCAAGAAGGGCGGCCCAGATCTTCTTCCGTTGGGTGGCGTAGTTGGCAAAATCCACATCCGTCCGGGCATCATAGTTGGCATGGCGGTAGTGAGCCGTCTGCAACTGCTTGCCTGCTACCTGCGCATACTTGGATAACTTGGCGCAGTTGTTAAGTATGGAAAGGCGTTTGCCGCTTTCCGGCAGGCTTTCCGCAACCTTGCGGATAACGGCAAGGCGTTCTTCAAATCTCTTTTCAATGTTAATTGTGTTCATGGTTGTTGGTGTTAAAAGGGTGTATCTTCAATTTCTTCTTGCTGCGGTTGGGGCATCGGCAGTCTGGGTGATGTGCTTGCCAGCCTTGATGCCTCATGCCCGTCCGTCTTGGCGTAGTCAATAAGGGCGGAATAGAGGGAGGCCACGGATACGCCAAAGAGTTCCTTTGAGCCTCCAAGCACGGCCTTGCGGATTACCATGCCTATTTCCATCCATGAGAGCGTTTGCAAACCAAAGTGAGGGTCCGCCATGATTTCATCCACAAGTGCGGTGGCAATGAATTTCACCTTTTCTGCCGTGGTTTCCTGCCCCCGGTATAGGAAGGCCGCATACACAAGTGGAACCATTTTCTTGATGGCATCCTCCCTGGGTGTTGCGCTTATCCGTGGAAAGGCCACCGGGTCCCTGCGGATGTCAACCAGCTTCACCTTTGGATTGTAGGCCACAAGCGTTGGTGCGCTCTGCGGTATTACTGCGTTATTGTTCATCAATGTTATCTCCTATGATTCCAAGTTCCCGTCCTACATCCATCATCCGTTCAAAGCCTCCGGCCTTTCCGCCTTTGGGAAGGGGGTTGGGGGATGGGGTGAACCTGCGGCTCTTGTTGTTCGGCTCCCATGTTATCACCGCCTTCTTCCAATCCTTCATTGGCCGCCCGTTGGAAAGGTGCCATTCCGCCTGCGTGTAATACGCAATGAAATGCTCTGCGAATCCGTCTGGGTCAATGAAGCCTCTTTCCTTTGCATAAGCAGAAACTTGTAAGGGGGTAGGGGGGATATTATTATTTATATTCTCTTTTATATCTTTATTTTTCTTATGTGCAGAATTTGCACGGGGGGGTGTGCAATTTTTGCACGGGGGGGTGTGCAATTTTTGCGCACCCTGCGCAATTTTTGCACATACCGAATAGGCTGCTATGGAAACCCCGTCTTTGGAGAGAATGTGCTTGCGGATGTACCCCTTTTCCATGAGGGAATCAAGGGCGGCATCAATGGTTCTACGGGATGCTACACCGCACCTTGCGGCAAGTTCTCCACGGGTGCCGTAGTAGCATCCATCCCCCCTCTGGGAATAGCCATAGAGAACCGCAAACAAGTTAAGTTCCGTTCCTTGCAGGCCCATTTCCACCATAGATTGGGTTATTGTGTAAAACCATTCCTTCATAGCCTATGCGGACAAGCGGATTATTCTTGATTTGACGGCCTGCGGAGAAACACGGAAGCCAAACTTGGTGTAGAGAGCATCCGCAATGCCGGAAGCACTAACGCCTTTATCCGCCAGATCCTTGATGTATTGTTCCTCCGTGGTGAGCCACTTGTGGCAGGTCCGCTTGCGCTTGTAGTGCCACTTGGGGGCGGCTTCCTCCTGGGGTTCTTCCTGCGGCTGCATGGGAATAACAACCGCTTCCTCCTTGACGGGTTCTTCAATCCTTACGGATGCCTCAAAAGCCTTGCGCACTTCCTCTATGGAGGTGGCACCCTTGATGATGATGGTGATTTCCATAACTATTCCTCCTTCTTTGCGTTGGCACGGGGTTTAACAAACTTCAATGCCGGGGTTACGGATTCATCAAGGAATTCCAAAGCCTCCGCCTCACGGATGGCCGTGGTGGTAGTCTTAAGCGTTACCTCTATCCAAGAGGGAATCTTGGCCTTCTCTGCGGCCTTGCGCAGGGTATCAAGGTACTTGGCATCCAACGCCTCCTGATTGACGGAGGATTTGGTTGATGTGGTGCGTTCAAAGGTGTAGTAGGTGCCTTTCACCTTCTCCTGGCCTATGGCCTTCAATGCCTCATTGATAAGGAATTTCACATAGTCCTCACGGCCCTTCATGGCCTTCACCTTACGGGCGGCAGCATCTGCCTCCGCCTTACGGGCGGCAAGTTCATCCTGCAAGGATTTGAGCCAACGGCCCAGATCATCCACGCCTTCTCCGGCAAGCAGGGCCTTAAGGTCCTCAATGATTTCCAGCTTGGCAAGGAGTTCTTCCGTAAGTTCACCCCCGTTTTCTTCCAGGGCCTCATTAAGTTCCCAATTGGCACGGGTGATGTTGGCAATAAGTGTTTTGATTTCGTTAGCGTTCATGGTGTGTTGTGTTAAAGGGTTAATTCCATATATCGTTAAACAATCTTTTATTCTCCGCCTTATCAAGGATTCCTTTGTAGGTTTTCTGGAAGTCCTTTTCCGGGGTGTCATATATTTCCCCGTCTGCGTTCTTCTCCGTAAGAATAAGGCCGTTCTCACGGATGTAGTCCAAAGCCTTCTCCCGGCTTACCTCCTTGCGGCCCCTGCCGGATAGGGGGTTGGTGACTATCCACCATTCATATCCCCCTACCTCATGCAGGTTCAATCGGCTGCGCAATACGGCTTTCATTACTATTCCCTTCATGCCTGCCCCCTTTCTCCCGTATCCATGCGGTAGTTAAACACATCCGCTTCCAGAACATCAAGCAGGTCTATATCCCAATGGTAGGTCCGCTTGAATTCTTCCAACCAATCCTTCTTCTCCCCGGTCTTGGAAGGCAGGTTGCAGGCAATGGCCTTCACCCACTTGTTCCATGCTTCGCTGCCTCTTGCAGGGGCAGGCTTCTTGGTGTCTGCTACGGGGGCGGCAGGTGCAGGAGCCGGGGCAGGTGCCTCCGCTTTGGGTTTCACGGCCCGTCTGCCTGCCGTAGGCTTCGGCCCGGCCTGGGTGTTTGTGGAATCACCTACATTGGTGGTGTCGGAATCTGCGGTATCATCAATGCAGAGAAGGCCGTTAAGGGCATATTTCCTTGCGTAGGATGAAGATGCGCCCGTTACCTGGCTTCCATCCATTCCCTTCTTTTCTTCTTCCTCACGGGCAAATGCGGTGGTAAGGATCTGGCTTCCATCCTCTATGCAGGTGATAACTGCGGTGGCCTTAATGTAGTAGCGGTCACCAATGAGCAGGAGTTCATCCGTGCAGTTAAGCAGGCATCCCTCCTTTGCAAGCAGAGGTTTCACCGCTTCAAGTATGTCCTCCGCCTTGCGGTAGTAGTAATTGCCAAACTTATTGTATTGGCCTTTGGGTGCTTTCAAAGCGGCTTGGATTGCGGCCAGCTTTGCGTAAATCTTTGCTGCCATGTTATTAGTGGTGTTAAAGGGTTGCATTTGCGTATTTGCGCTCATAGTATTGCTCTTTGGCGTAGTCCTCACGCAGGCTCATTTCACGCTCATAGGCATCCATTGCCTCAAGGTATTCCTCCGTGGTATCGTAATCCTGCTCACGGGGTTCTCTAAACTGCCTAAACATTGCGCTTGCCCTCCAACTTTTTAAGGGTGAATCCGGCAATGGCGGCAACGCCAAGCCAACTGCAAGTCCAAAGGAGGTCACAACTTCCGTCAGGCTTTTCGGCTCCGCCAAGCACAAAGGCAAGGAGGATAACCAAACAACAAAGGGTAGATAAGATTTTCTTCATTGTGATAAAGGTGTTAAAGGTTTATAATTTGATTTCGGCACGGACCGAATCTTTTACTTTGAGTTCAAGGATGTCAACAACCCGGTAGTGGCGTGTGCCTCTGGCCCCGTTATCCACCCGGCAGGGGCGGATGCGGCCTGCCTTGTCTGCCTCCGTGAACCACTTGCCGTATGTGTCACGGGCCTTCCGTTGGGAAATCTCCCCGGAGGTGACACCAAGTGCTTCAAGGGTACGGGCGGTGCCAACTTCCACGCAGGTTTGTATGAGCCGTTCAAGGTTATCCATAACTATCTCACACGGGTTACTTTGCACATACGGGCCTCACGCTTCAAGGTGACGGAATACTTGCGGCCCAGATCCAAGCCAAGAAGGGATGCGCAGTTGCGGATGGATGCGTAGCCTTTGTAGCGCAGGGAAATCTCCATTTCCTGCCCCGGCTCCATTTGTCGCATTGCGGTCCTCATTGGTATATTGTTTTCAATCATTTTTACTTATATTTGTTTGTAACTTTTGCAAAGATACAAAGAATAATTTGATTTCAAAGAAAAATTGGAAAATATTTTTGGAAAATTTGCATTTGGCTTTGAAAGTTTGGATTCTAACCCTTAACACCATACTGCTATGAATGAGAAACAAGAATTTATCGTAGGCATCTACGAAAGGGCAAAGGCCCGTGGATTAGTACACAACCAGAAGGAATTTGCGGAAGCGTTGGATTTGAACCCTTCCACCATTTCCTCCGCCATGAACGGCCTGGAGAAGGCGTTGACGGACCGCCTTGTGGCAAGGATACAAAGGTGGGCGGCTTCGGTAGATCTGGAAGGGGAGAAGCCGCAGGCACCGAAGGATGAAAGGCCGGATATTGTGATACCTGCCGCCACTATGGATTTATATACAAGCATGGCGAAGTCCATAGACCGCCTCACGGCATTGGTGGAAATGCTGCAACCGGGGGCCTCCACCTTCGGAGCCATGCAGGGGTATGCTCCCCATAAAAACCCCCGTCTTGATAAATGAAAAACGGGGTGCATCCCTGCATCCCGTTTTCCCGTACTAAACTCAAAAACTAATAACCAATCTTTTACATGAAGAATCCTACATCTAATAATATAAAAATCCCGGAAAGTGTAAAACTAACCGGGGAGGATTTTTGGGAAGCGGAAAAGATTGAGGGAAACCCTGCGGCCATGCTCCGCTTGATTGATTTGATATTCGGCCCTGGGGATTATTCCGGGCCTCCGTCATAGTCCGGCCATGTGAATAGCGCAAGCACCTTCCTATTGGCTTCCCATGATAGGCTCCAATTGCGCTCCGCATAGATGTCCGCCACCTTGTAGTCCCCAATGTGGCCCAACGCTTCATCTATGGTGGCCTTCTCCACGCCATACCTGCGGCCAAGTGTGGCAAAACTATGTCTGGCCGCATAGAATTTGAACGGCTCCATGCCCTCACGCTCACACCATTCACGCAGATACTTGTTTACCTGCGTGTCCGCAATCCGTGAGGATTTCCACCTATGAAGGGCAGGCAGCCACCAATCACAAACGCCTTCAATTTGTAGCACCTTGATAAAGGTTGCTATTTGCGGCTCTATGGCTGCAATCACCTCCGCCCGGTCCTCCCTTCGTTTTTCGGTTTTCTTGCGGTTATAACGCCAATATGCGCTTTTCATGGGTTTCGCATCCCATAGGTCCGCCATATTTGCCCCCATAGTGCCGAAGGATATAACGAAGGCGGCAAGCGCAATGCGCTCCTGCAACTTCTCCGGCCTTGCATCTATCACCTTCTGCAACACCTCCAACGGCAAACATTCCTGCCCCTTATGCAGTACCTTCCGCTTCGGCAGGTTATCAAAGGGACTACGGGGAATGAGGATGCGGCCTGCATCTTCATCATTGTAGCGTTCCTTCGCCTTCTGGAAGATGTGGGCCAGACGGGTAACCCACCGCCCGGCATTGCCACCTGGGGCCGTGGCCTTCCCCGTTTCCTGATATGTACCCTTGCGGTAGTTGTAGAACACACGGCCCTGCGCATCCGCCCAATCCATGAAGTCCACAAGCAGGCTACGGGTGATGTCATTGATGTCAATGCGGTCCTTCCCCAGAAAGCGCACAAAGGCGTTGATGGCGGTGGTGTATCCGGCACGGGTGCCTTCCTCCTTCCCCCTGATGAAGTCCCGGCCAAAGGTAATGAAGTCAAGCTGGAAGGATTGCAGGGTGAGGGTGTCCCGGATATGCGCCACCACCTTGTCAACATCCCATCCCTCCAGGGTGAACGGGGAAAGGTCAGAGGTTGTGGCCCTCATACGGGCAATGAGTTCATTGGCCTTCTCCAATATGGTTGCGTTCTTAATCTTGCCCCCACGGGTGAGGTCCGTATCCTTGCAGACAAGCGTTGTGGGAATCCTGCGTGAAACGCCCTTGAAGGTCACACGGATTTTCACGGGCCAGATCCCGTCCTTCCTGCGGCCACCGGGTATAACAATAGGCTTGTAGGTAATCATGGTAGGGTGGTGTGTTTAGCAGGACAAATATAGGACAAAATTTGCATAAACGGAAGGCAGACCATTTGCCAACCGCAAACACCGCACCTATTTATTATAAGGAGAAAACTACCGCCTGCGTATCTGGGTGGCAGATATAGCGGAGGATTTAGTGTTATTAATTATGTGGTTAGTAAGAGCGTATGCCTGCGAAGGTCTATGCTCTTGTTTTTTAATGAGTTACGGTCTTTCCATTCGTAACTCCATTTGTAACCATTTTGTAATTTCGGACAAAATGAGGACAAAAACTGCAAAATAATAGATGCCGGACCCCGTATGGAGTTCGGCATCTTCCTTTAACACCTGCGGTCAATCAAAGGCCGCATGGCACAAAGGTACAATAATTATTCTTCTTCCGCAACACAATCTTCAATGGAAACCTCTACGAATCTTCCCACCTCCGCATCCGGGGCCTTGAATTTCACCTTGCAGTTGAATTCCTTTGAGTATGCAAGGGCAATGTAAAGTTCCACTTCCTCATTCAACTTGCGGCCAGCTTGCCGCAGTTCACGGGCCATCTGCACAACCGAATGGTCCACGGAGAAGGAAATGGTTTCACGGGGTTCCTTCCCCTTCCGGGGCCTGCCGGATCTGGGGCGGCTCCCTCCCCATTTGCTATTCTCCATTGCGCACCCCCTTCTTTGCCTTACGAAGTGCCGCACGGGTTTCTTTGAGTTGTGCGGCAAGTTCCGCCTCCTGCTTCTCCAGGAGTTCCGCCTTCTTGCCATTGTAGCCTTCAAGGAATTCCTTTGCCTCAACAAGAGCATCTGCGAACCTGCGCACACTTGATACATACTTATCCATATTGTGAATGGCCTCATAGAATACGGTAGGGGTTTTGAGCCTGCCTGCCCCGTCAAGTTCATAGATGGAAATGTAGGCGTATCCGCCTGCAATCTCAACGCTTACGCACAAATAAAGGTTGTTGGCATCCGCCATCTTCTGGAGTTCACGCACCTTATCAATGGTGGGGATGGCTTGTTCTTTGAAAAAGTCTTTTTTCATGGTGTAAAGGATTTATAAATTTTGGAAAATTTTTATCAATTTTTATAGATTTCTTACTATTCTTGCAAATATAAGTGGCGGAAGTTGTATATCTTTTTGGGGAAGTTTTCCCTGCGGAGGATACTTGCCATTATAATCATGTCTGCATGGTTGCTTCTATCACACCTATCTGCCCTTATAACCCTTGTTATTGTATCCGTATCGTTATCGTATTCAAGAAGGCCAACGCCTTGCGGTAAATCCGTCTTATTAAGAAGGCCCTTTGGGGTAAGGTAGTACCGATAATTCCCAGCAACGCAATTCTTGTAGTTATCCCCCTTCCATCATTTCTTCTTATCGTTATGAAAGTCTGATCTGGAAACCTTCACTTCAACAACAATTGTACTCCACCCGTTAAAGGCCCAGATGTCCGGGTTTTCACAACCATATACACACAATTCAACGGCAATGTATTGCCACGGGGTTTCATAGTGTTCTGCGTTTCTCCTTCGCTTTAACCACTTTGCGCCTTCTTTACAAAGATAATAGTGTAGGGAATTTGTCTTGCTCATTGTTCAAAGAGTTTTGGGTAATTCTTGTTCTTCTCATATTTCTTTTGCCTGCGCTGCTCCTGGCGGTTGGGGCAGTCGGCCTTCCGGCATACATCTATTGTTCTCTGCGCAATAGGCTCATTGCACATCATCCTTGTAAAGATGTCCCGTTGGATGCTACAATGAATAGCGGTGTATTCCTCCCCGGCAATGGATTCCCCCTTGTATCTGGAAGCCTTCCAACATCTATCACAATTACGGGCCATCCACATATCACATTCCGTCCCGTTGCTAAACGGGTCCATGTTAACCAATTTCAATTTCATAACTAAAAACTAAAGGTCCATATCTCCGAAGGGTTAAGGCCGTATTTCTCCTTGTATATATCTAACGCCTCACCTGCGGCAACAAAGTAGTAATCCACTTCCACTTCAATCGTTTCTACGGGAAGGAGAGGTGAGTTGGGAATAATCTGCACCTTGAATGGGTGCGGCCCCCGGTCCTCCACAAATTTCCCAACGGGCGTAACAACGCAGTCTGCGGTTTCCGCATGGAAGGTGTGTGTTCTCATGGCCTTTCAACATCAAAACGGGTTGCGCTCTTACGGATGTATCTGCGCTCCGGGTTGTAGTTCTTGATAAGGAGCCGGAGGTGCATATCATCCAACTTGGGGCAATCATATTCTTTGAAGCAGATTGCATCACCCTGCCGTTCACCGAAGTTGCGCAGGGGATGCCAATGGCCGCAGAGGGAATTGGGGTCCTCTATGATGTAGGCTTCCACAATGAAGGGTTTAATAGATTATAGGGCGTATTGCGCTTGCAAGCATGAAGGGGCATCCAAGTTCCATAAGGTCCACGGCTAAAGACCGATAAGATACGATAAGGACCCCGTTATGGGCGGCATCCTGGGGGATTCGGTTGTGCTTGTCAACAAGAGCCTCTGCGCACTTGTGGGCCATTTCTTTTGTGATTTCCATAATAAAAGGTGTTAAAGGATTGGGGGCAAACCCTGCCCCCTGGGGTTGGTATTAGGCCCAACGGATGTCAAACATTCTGGTATATCCCTGGGTAGTGTAATCTTCTGGGAAGATGCCCGTTTTCTCCATGTTGCGGAGGACTGCGGAAACATTCAGGGTAATAGTCTTTTCAATGATGCGGCCCCGGTAGATGCCTGCGCCCATGTTGCTTACGAATTCAATGATGATGCGCTTGCCGTTAGGGGTGATGAAGCCAAAAATTTCATCATAGAGGGAAAGGGTAATCTTGTGTTCCTTTGCCAGCTTGTAAAGTATTTCTCTTGTCATGGTGTTAAAGGTTTGTGTTCAACTTGGTACTGCAAAGGTACAATAATTTATTTGATTTCCAAATAATATTTCAAATATTTTGTATGTTTCTTTGGATTTCCAAAAGATTTCCCCACTTTTGCGGTATAGTCTTGTGGTGAAAATGGCAAACACGAAGGTTTAAGGAACCTTTGCCTTGCGGCTTGTGGGTTCGATTCCCACCAAGACTACACAAGGATTGGTGAAAGTGGGGGTGTGCGCACCCTAAACATCATACCGGGCAGTTACCCCGGAGTTCCCGTGCAAGCCGGGGTCCTTACCACAAATGCGGATTAGAGCAGTAGGTCAGCTTGCTTGGCTCATAACCAAGAGGTCGCAGGTTCAAGTCCTGCATCCGCTACCAACCTTGCCGTGATGGCACGGCCAACGCAAAAGTTTGTGTTTTTGCATAATTGAACAATTAGGGAAAAGAGAATGTTTGATGTGGAACGGGATGCAGGGATGCACCCCGTTTTCATTTATGCGCAAGGGGGTGGCCCCGGCAGAAATAGGACCACCCCACGCAGGGCAGGCAGTATTTTCGGCATACCCCTGCCCGGAATCGGCCTGCGGTTACGCAGCCAAAGAGAAGATAAGGAAGCCGATAAGGGCCGCTACATCAAACTTCAACACGCCAAACAAGCCAAACACCACATCCTTCCATTCCACACTATGCCCGTCAGGGTGGAAGTAGTCATATATTTCCTTACCCACAAGGAAGATTACGGCCACAAGGTCCGCAAAGAGCAGGGCCTTCCAGAATCCCAAGAAGATAAGGAAGGCAAAGAAGTACATGGAAATAAGTTCGCCTGCGTAGTCATGCAGCAACTTATCCTGCGGAATGGATACTATCCACCGCCAGATCTTTTTCAAAATTTCAACCATGTTTTTAGAATAGCAATAAGGGGTTTTCTAAAGATGTAGAGCAAGCATAGAATAACGGCCCCAAGAAGCCACCAAAACGCCTTGATTTTGGTGCTTTGCCACCAAGATATGGATTTCTCCACATATTCCGTTTTGGTGATTGTATGGGTGGAAGAATCCTTCACCCCCGTATAGATGATGGTGCTTGTTATCGGGACTATCACGGGCAGTTTCTCCTTCTTGTTCTCCAGGGTGTGGCAGATCTGGCCCTTGTCATTCACAAAAGCCTCACTTATTGCCACACTTGTTTCAAGCCGGGAAGTGTCACCCACTTCCACTATCACTTGGTTCTTCTCCAAAGGGATAGGCGCATATATCAAAGAATCCTTTGTGATTTTCTTGTATATGGTGGTATCCCTATATTCCGTGTGCCACCTATCAATGTACTTGGTAGTGGAGCAGGAATGAAGGAAAGTCATTCCCAAGAGGATAGCGAGAATGGCCCCTATCCAAAACACACAACCCATCCAAGAGTTATCCTGATTCTCCGGGGGTCTATATCCTTGCGTAGTCATTATGCGTAATAGTCCCAGATCACGCCCTGCGGCAGGGTATCATCATTGTCAATGTGAACGAAGGTCTTGCCTATGCCAATCCTGCGGATGCCGCAGGCAAGGGCGGCTGCCACAATCTTGTAACGGGTGCCGGAAGTGTTGCACCGAATATCCACGGCCTTCCCCCGTGTGTGGGCGGAGTTTCCGCTACGGCCCATTTTCTTCTCATGTGCCACGGAACGGAAGGAGCAGTTAAGCACCAAAGGGATGCCTGCTTCCTCACGCACCATGTCAAGGAGCGTAAGGAAGGCAGGGTCCATTTGGTCTATGGTGCAAGACGGGTTGCACCTCTGGAATTCCGAAGGGGAGAAATACTTGCTCATTATTCTGCAAGTCCGGCAAGGATGGCATCCGCCTCCTGCTTGATTTCCTCCACACGGGCGTTGTAGGCCGCAAATTCCTCCTGCTTGGATTCCCTCTGGCGAAGGAGGCCAAGTTCATCACTTACGGAGAATTCCTTGCGCACAAGAGCCTCCACAATGGCACCCTTGTCCACTTCGGCCACAATCACCTGCTTGGTGTATTCTTCGGTCTTTTCCTCCCCCTTCTCTACCTCCTGGGGGTCATAGGAGAGCAGGAAGCGTTCCGCATCCCACTTTTCGCATTTAGAATAAGGCAACATAGCAATAATTATTAATGGTTTGAGTTAGATGTATAGAGTTCGTATATTTGAGCCAACCAATGTATGAGGCCACGGCCTGCTTCTTGGCCTTCATCCCCATAGGGGCGTTGCGTATCTTCTTGCAGGCTTTGAATATGTTGTGCTTGATGCGCTTGCGCAGGCGGATGTATTCATGCCGGAACACAAAGCCAAGAAAGTCAACACCACGGGCCTCCACGGGGAATATCTGCCAATTGGGTTTCACCTCCAGGGCAAGGTTGCCAAGCTGGGTGCGGAATACCGCAAGGGCCTGCCGCAGTTCCTCCTTGTCCCCGGATAGCACCACAATATCATCCACATAGCGGTAGTAGTATTTCACCTTTGCCACCTCCTTAATGTAATGGTCCATGTAGGCCAGATACACATTTGCAAGGGATTGGGAAAGGTAGTTGCCAATAGGAAGGCCGGGTGCCGAATCAATGATTTCATCAAGCAGCCGGAGAAGGCGCACATCCTTTATCTTCCTGCGGATAATGCCCTTCATTATCTCATGGTCCACGGAAGGATAGTAATGCCGTATGTCAAGTTTCAGGCAGTATTTGGTGCCTTCCGGGTCCTTCCGCATATCCTCCTTGATTCTGGCACGGCAGGCATGGCCTCCACGGCCAGGGATGCAGGCATAGGTATCACGGGTGTATAACTTCTCCCAAATGGGTCCGCACACATTCATTATGGCGTGATGCACAATGCGGTCCGGGTAGTAAGGAAGCCGGGCAATAGTCCGTTCCTTTGGGTCATGCACCTTGAAGAAGGTGTACCTGCTTGTATGGTAGTCCCCGGATAATAGCAGGTAATGCAGCCTTTCCAGGTTCCCTTCCCGGTCCCTATCAAAAATGCGTACACCACGGCTCCGCTTCTTCCCCTTCCTTGCCTTTTCATCCGCAAGGCGCAGGTTTTCAATGGAGCAAATCTTGTCAAACAAATAATCGTATCTTTTCATGCGTTGCTGGTCTTTGTGCCGGGCGTTCCTCTATCCCTGCATGATCTGGCAGGTGGTACTAACGCAGCAGTTTGTCAGCTTTGTTTTTTACCAAGCGGTAAGGTTCTATGGCGTTATCATCCAACCGGGATGAAAAGGTATAAACCAGATAAGGCGAGAGCCAATGTTGGCGTTAGCGTTGGAGGGGGCGTTATTAGCGTTGAAGCAAGCGAGGCCGTCATTGGACCCGTTATTCGCATTACCGCCAACCTGGAGGCCGCCACCATAGCAACCTATGTTCTATTCAAAAAAGTAATGATTCCGTCCTTCTTTCCGAAGGGTAACTTTACGGGGAAACTTCCCCATTTCACCAATCTTATCCAACACAAATTGGATGTCCGTGGAACCCGTCCATACCTTACGGGCAAGGCTTTCATCATCTTCAAGGTTGTACTTCATCTTGAAGATGTACCTTTCCCCGTACTGCGTTTGGACCCCGGAAAAGTAGTCCAACACCCAGAAGGTCTTATTAACCAAGTTGGATTGTTGTTCTTCCTTGCAGGTGAACCGCTTGTCCCGTTCATTCTTTGTTATACCCAAGCAGGCAAGCGTTCCATCATCCGTGAAAAGTTCCTCTGCCATGTTATTCTGCGTTTTCTCTTGAAAGGTGAAAAGGAAGGGGCCGCTAATGTGGCCCCTTCCTTCGTGGGGCGTGTTTCCTTCGGTTTATTCAGACCAGCAAAGGCGAGAGCCAACGTAGGCGTCAGCGCTGGAGGGGGCGTTAGAAGCGTTGAAGCAAGCGAGGCCGTCAAGGGACCCGTCATACGCAACACCGCCAACCAGGAGGCCGCACACACTACCTTCCGTATTGGTATGATAGTGATAGTCGCAGAAGTAGGTGCTTGCGCTGCCATCATCATCCCGGTCAAAGATGTCACCATAGGCACGGATTTCGGCCTGGAGGCTGGGGTCGGAAGCCACAATTGCCTTGCAGTAACCATTGGATGCGGCCTCATGGTCTGCAAACTTGGTGTAGTAATCGTTAACCACGGAATCATAATGTTCTGGGTCACGGCATACCCAGATCTCCTGATAGTCACCTCCCGTGTGGCCTACACCCAGGAAGCCGTCCGTCCACTTGTAGATGTGGCCGAAGGGGTTTTCAATGCCTCTATAAGAAGGCACGGATTCGGTGTGTTCGGAGCCATAGGCTTCTGCCTGCGCCTCCGTGAGGACAAAATCCTTCACACCCGTTGCGTTACCAAGAGAGTTGGTGAAGCCGCAAGGGATGATGGGGTTATAAGAGTTGTAGGCGGACCAATTGGAGAAATTGGAAACACCGGGACCAAGACCGCCCTTGTGGAAGCCTTCGGTGGTGAGGTCACCATCAAACGCCTTCTGGGAGTTAAGGGTGGCGTATTCAATGGCAAAGAGCCAGAAGATGGCAAGGTGCGCATTGTAGTCATAGCAACCCCACTTGCTGCCCCTATTACGGGCGTAGGTGCGGAAGTTGGTGAGGGATACATTGGTGGAAGGCAGACCAAGCAGGCTGCGGTAGGTGCCATCCCAATCTGCGGTATTGTTACCGCCACGGAATCCCGTGTTGTTGTTCACCACGGAGGCCAGCTTGTAGGTGTCCGTCCTGCGGTCCACAACGGCCTCATAGGCGGATACCAGATAACGGGGAACACGGACGGCACCCTCAAACGGGTAGAGGGAAATTTCCACATCCATGTAACCCTGCGCAGAATTCATGGAACACTTGCGGTAGTGCGCAGGAATCTCTACCATCACCTGCCCGTCCGTTCCGTCAAGGACTGCGGAAGTGCCGTCCTCCTTCTTGGTGGAATCATCGGCCTTAAGGTAATACTTCACCACACCCAGATCATCCACAACGCATCTGCGCATCTGGCTCTGCACGGGGAGTTCCCGGTGGAGGTCTGCATCACCTATACGGGTGAGGTCGGGGGAAGCCTGATTGTAGTAGTGGCGCACACCATAGATGCGCTCATTGGCATAGTAGGAAATAATCTGCTTCTTCCACACGCCATCCCAAAGGAATACGGCCACCTCCCCGGAGAGCAGGGTAAAGTTGCCGAAATCCGTGTACTTGCCGGGGGTGCAACCCAGGAAGGCCCAATTGGAATCGGTAAGTTTATTGCCGCCTGCATCGGTGGGGAATCCGTCAGTAGGAGCAACCACACCGCCAAACTGATACCCTGCACCAAGTTTGGATACCATGTTAAGCAGTATGCTCTGGAGAACGGCACCCGTAATTGCTTGGGTCCCGTTGGTCTTGATTGCGGCTGCTATGGCCGCATTGAGAGTAGAATAGTTTGCCATACTTTATTAATGGTTGTTAATAGTTGTTATTCTTCGTTTTCTGCGCTTTCTTCACCTATGCGGTAGTCTGCGTTGAAATCATTATTAAATTCCGGCAGACGGGTGCTTTGTCCGCCACCACCGCAGAAATTAATGGTGGCTATGTAAATCGTATCTGCCATAGTCCATTAGAAGGTTACAACAACATCACCTACATTACCCACCAGCTTGAAGTACATACCCAACGCTGCGCAGGCCACTACCTGCGTTACCTCTGCAAGGGTGCCTTCCGGCCACGGGGTGAAATTCTTGCCGTCTGCGGAATAGTTCAACACATATCCCGTAGGAGAAGGAGAAATAGCGAAGTTGGGAGCCTCCACCTGGAAGGCTTCTTCATCCTTTACTTTTTTTACTTGTGCCATAGTCAATTATTTTTGTAGTCTTTTTGTTTCTTCCTCCAACTCATGGATGCGAAACTTATAGTGATAGTCCACACCCATGAGTGCGCCTGCGAATGTGGCAACCTCACCGAATCCCACCAAGAGGCTTGGGTGAATCTCACCACCTGGAGGGAGCAAGGCCCCCAGAAAGAGAAGGACCAACCCGGCAGCAATCACAACTGCCCCGGCCCAGAATTGTGCGGTGTTTTTCTTTTCCATCTTTTATAGTGCTTAAATTATGAATATATCCCGTTCCTTTGTGTGCCACACCCATACCTTGAAATCCTCATTGAAGTCAAGGTCATAGTCACCTTCATTGACAAGAAATTCGTATTCTGCCGGGCATACCCCGTCCTTACGCACCTCAAAGGTCACATTGCACCACACCCCGGCACATTCATCGGAAAACCTTTCATTGAATGTGTTGAAGGTGACGGATTCTGCCCAGATCTCCGCATTGGCAAGGGAGCGCACAATGTTATCAAGCGTTTCAATGCCTACGGACTGCACTTCAATCTCATTCTGGCGGTCTGCGGTCAGGCGGTCCGCATAGAAGAAGGTGAAGGTGTAATACATAAGGCCGCTATTCGGCTCCGTCCTATGCTCACCCTGCAACCATGCGAATACGCCATAACGCACCGAAGGGGCCGTATTAAGGCGGTAGATGTCATTGCGCACAATGGTCCCTACCGAAGGTTGGCCTGCGGCAACCCGTTCAATGGCGGATATTACTTGCTTAAGGTTCATGGCTTATTTCACTTTAGTACCCGGCAGGCGTTTCCCACGGGGGCCGCCCAACCACATTCCGCAGGTGGCCGCAGAATAGAGGTTGCTCTTTATCTTGTTGCACACATTTTCATCCAATTCCGGCAGGGCGGTGCGGTTCTCCAAAAGCCAATTCTGCAACTCCATGCAGGCATGGTCCGCCTTGCTCTGGTAGAAGTAACTGATGCGGCTTATTTCCTCACCGCTTGCTACCTCCATGTTTTCATCATTGGTCTTGGCAACACCGAAGTTCACAATCTTAAAGGATACCTTCTGGGTAACATCCACAACTGCGGTGTAGGCCATGTAATACTGCGCCCTATCAATAAGGGTCTTGTAGATTGCGTTCTCCGGCTTTTGGATGTCCCCGTTACCCACAAGGGTTTTCAGCTTCTCCAGGAGGGTGTCACCCACTATGCTACGCAGGCCCCTATCCTGCGCCTCACGGATGGAAGGGCGCAGGTACTTGCCTGCAAGGTTATCACTTATGCTTGTAACCTGCTTTACGAAGGTTTCGCTTGTCAAAAGAATCTCTGCCATAACTATTACTGCACTTTGGTTTCACTTGCCGTTTCCGTCAGGGAGAACGGGGTAATAGTCAACACACCGGGCATACCATAGGCCCGTTCATAGGCTTCGCAGATGATGCGCTGCGCAGGCTTGATGCAGGTGCGGTTATAGAGCCGGAAAGCCTCCGCATATTCCTCCGTGGAAAAGCCGGAATTCTCCTGCGGTACACCCACAAGGGAAAGGTTGCAACGGAAGGCGGTGGCAATCTGCTGCCGCACGGATTTCTCCAAAGATTCATACCTGCCGCTAAAATCATCTACCTTAATGGGGATGATCTGGGTGGCTACCTCCTTATTGTCATTGAAGGAAAGGACAAAGCGGCCAGCGTTGGAATGGCCCGTGAATTTTTCTTCAATGTCCTTTTCAATCTCCTTCTTTCGTTCATCACCGGGATACCCGTTGTTGAAGTTGATAAGGGCGGATGCAAAGAAGCCGTTGTTGATGGAATTAAGGTGGAAGTCTGCAATGCACCTTTCCGTTTCACAAGCCTTTACTGCGGCACAATAGGGCGGCAGGGGGTAAACTTGGGTGCGGTCATTCTTCACAAAGAGGATGCTGCTTGTATGGGCGTTTCTGGCCTTTTCATTAAGGGTGGCCCACTTCTTTTCCAGACCGGGAATGAAAGCCGGGTATTCAATGGCCTTCTGCCGGAATTTGTCCCATTCTTCCGAATAGTAAAAGACGGAGTTCTCCTTATTGGAGCGCAGGAAGCGCATGGGGCAATGGTAGAGTTCCACCACCTGCCCGGTCATGCTGCGGATAACCTGCAAGGCGAATCCGCCATAGGTTTCATAGTCACGGGCCAGATCTTCCACTTGGTCCCGGATGGTATCCCCACGGGAGTTCATCACACCGGGGGCATTGCCTGCAAGCGGCACAATGGTTTGTTCATCACCCAGGATGAAGTCAATGGTGCCGTTGATGATGGCACGGAGGGTAGGTGCGTTCTTGGTAAGTCCAAGCAGGTAGTCCGGGTAAATGTTGCGGTCCCCCCATTGCACCATGTTCTTTCCACGCAAAAGCGTTTCCGTAGGAAGCACAATGTTGCGCTGCACATACGGGTCTATGGCGGCAAAGGAAACCCTTACCGGGGCCTTTTCTTTATTCGTTTCCATATTCTTTGTATTCAACTTCTTTGTTATACTGCACCACGGCTGCTTCACCGGGCATCTGGCCTACCTGCATGAGGCCCTTGCTAATCAAGATCGGA